GTATTGATAGTCACCGTAAAAAGGTCTTTCGTCTGTATTTCTTCCTCCTGAGAGTTTTATATCTAAAATGTCTCCTGGTATACCATAGCAGTTTATTAAGGCTCTTAAACCTCTCTCTGTTCCTTTTGATTTTAGAAGTAAAGGTAGGTTGTGGTAGATTCTTTTCTGTATTTCTTTTTGATAGTTATCGTAAGAAGCCGGTTGAATAGGTGTGTTTGATCCTGTTGAAGATCCTGTTATATAATAGTTAATTACTTCACTTCCTGACTGGTAGGACTGTCCTATAAAAGTAGTGAAAAGATCTTCTGTTGATTTATTAGATGTATACAGTTTTACCCCAAAATTTCTCAAAGCTTCTCCTACTAAGTCTTTTGAAATACCAAAATCAAGCCTATTATCAGCATCATACTTATCAATGACTGCTTTGGCGTATAACCATAAGTTATCAAAATGCTGACCGACCATATATATGAATGTCAGATAATTTTCATTATTTGCATCATCTCTTAGGAATGTAGGAATACTATATGTTAGTGAATTATAATTTGTTAAATCATACTCAACTGCATTTGTAATTTCATTTGAGTACCAGGTTATTGCCTCTGGGGTAGTGCTTATTTTGTTTATATAGGGCTTGGTTGTGTTGGTTTTTGGCCAAGAACTACTTCCTGATTCATAATATAAAAACCTCTCGTAGTGATCGAAATTATTTACAACTCCAGTTATTAAGTTTTCATAATAGGTTCTACTGCCAGATACTCCTGTCGCTCCGGTTGTTGCTGCTGCGATTGTAGATATACTGCCTGAGTAATTATTTATTAAATCTAGTTTATATTTAAAATTTAACAGTCTTTCTTGTGCTGATGAGAAATGTACAAAGTCGCTAAAGTCTGTGTAATCTACACTAATAGCAATACCCTTTTCCTTAACTGCAGAAAATATTTCGCTATTTGCATTACTAATTGGATAGCTAAATAGGTCATCGTAGCTGTAGTATTCTGTTGGTACTACGCTGTAATCTATTACATCAATATTAAAGTTAGGAGATTTTAAAGTCGGTGCAACTATAGGTAGCTGTACTATCTCTGTTTCTATTTCATATGCTACAGAATCAGATACTACGTCCACTATGTTTAGCGTATCTTTTAAAGTATAGGCAGTAGGTAGTGGTTCATATAACTTAACTACAACTACCCTTCCGGCACTTGTATCTAAAGTATCTATATTTGTTGCAATAAATAAATCGTTGTTTTTAAAATTTAACCTAAATCCTGTAAAGTATGATTGGCTTTGTAGGTTGCTTTTAATTTTAGAAGTTATTGTTGTAAGATCTTCTGGTGTAAGTGTTAGGGTGGCTAGGCTTATTTCAGTCCTATCAGCAGATATGTCTTGTATAAAGAATTCCACCTTAGTAGTATCTTCTGTGTATAGATCATCTAAGAAATGGTAAAGTAGCTTTACTCCTCCATTTTCATAGCCATACGCTTTACTATCTTCAATAGGATCTATAGTTATTACAGATACTCCTGTCTGTCCTGCAGATTGTGCATTTCCTAATAATTTATAAGAAGTATAAGTGTAGCTACTCTCTAGTAGTTCATCTGCTAGGGATAGTATGTGTATTTCAGAATAATGTTTTGCTGGGTCAAATATACTATTAACCTGAAAAGAACTTACTAAAGCCCTGTCCCCTTGAGAGAGTTGTTCAAAGCCTTCTATACCTTGTGGTGAGTCTTGGTAAGCTGTATATATTATATCTGCCATCTATGCTATCTTTGTTTGTAATGTAAGTAGTTCTTGGCTTATTGTAAGATTTTCATTTCTTAATTGAGCTATTTCATCTAACAACGGCTGTATATCCTCTGTTACTGTATCAAAATTTAATAATTCAGAACTTTTTTTTACTAAATATTCATGTGAGTCTGTATCTCCTGTCACATCTATAACGTAGTATAGTTTTTCATATAACCTAAATAACTCCTCCGGAGTATCGGTATCTTCAGCCGGTACTGGTTGAGTAAAAGTTTTAAACGTACTGTCAATTACTTTATTAAATTCTGTAGAACTAAAGACAGTTTTTTGTAAATTAATATCATTAGCCATTTCTTACTACTTTAAATATGTTCTGGTTATCTACTACTGTAGTGCTTCCATCTAAAGTGGTCTTAACTAATATACGATAATATCTTTCAGGTTGCAACCCATCCATATACACATCGAAAAATGATCCATTTGTATCACAGCTTATCTTTGTAAATTTGGTATCAAAATCAACAACCATTTCTTCTGTATTTTCATCTCTCAATCCCCAGTATGAAGCTGATGGAAGAGCATAGTTTGTTAAGAATGCTGATGATGTTGTAAAGGATCTAACTGGATATTTAGGTCTTGCAGATACTCTAAATCTCTGTTTTCCTACATCTACATATCTACCTTTATTATTTGTTAGATTAATAATTGAAATATTATTTGAAAGAACCGATAAAGATCCTGTACTATACGCACTGTCGTCCCATTTGAATTCTAAGAAAGGTGGGTAGATTGTATTAGTATCTGCTCCATAATATTTAAGACGGATAGAGGATGTAGTATTGTATTCTAGATCGTTAGGTAGTTTTAATATAAACCCACTATTACTTATTGTTCCTGCGTTAAAGAGTTGTATGGCTTTCGTAACGTTTATATCTACATCGTTAGTAGAGTTTAAAGCATGTGATTGTGTAAATTCTTGACTATTACCTCCTACTGTTGTATACCAGTTTCCTCCTCCTGCAATTGATCCTGATTTAAAAGAACCAGTTGTATTAGCTGCAAATCCTGTTGTTGTCCATGGTCCTGCCTGTCCTGCTAATTTATTTACCCAAGAAACTCCTGTTGTATTTGTTGGAATATCTCCAAACTTACCCACTCCATTATCCCATGCTCCATATACTGGATACGCGTATAGGGTGTAGTTAACTGGTATTTCATATGCATCTGCTAGGTATAGGTTAATACTTGCACTGTAGGAACCTGTTCCTATTTTACTTGATATTACATCTTGTATTTCGGAAGTACTATATTGTATAAGTAATCTATTCGTTTCTCCTAAACCTGTAGTACCTACATACCCTCCTATCTCTACTATCTCATCTTTTCCAGCATTGCCTGTTGGAACTTCTGTTGATATAAATGTGTCTTTTTCGGGAAATATTCTATATACTGCCATCTTATAATGTTGTTATTCTTCCTTTAATATCTAGATCTGGGTATTTTATTTCAAAAATACAAGGATCGTAAGAAGGATATACTATGTTGTCTCTAGTTGCTCCTTTTATATCATATGCATATTGTGAATATATTCCTCCTACGTTATTTGTTATTTCTACCTTTTGAACTGTCTGTATACCCTTTTCTTGATCCAATAATGTATATACACTTGAAAGGTTTATAGGTTGGTTGATATTCCATTTAGTAATGTTAAAGTAATCTTTTAGCCTATTTGTACAAGCAAGTAGTACGTCTCTTCCTGAAAAATTAGGTTTTACTATTATATCAAAGTTAACACCTATATTTACTACAAAAGCATCTTTTATATTAAGAGCATCTGTTAAAATCATGTATTCTGAAAGGTATGTTTTTAGGTTACTTTTTAAGGTACTTGTTGCAGATACTAAATTTTTATTATTATCATAAGCCAAAGTATATAGAGATAGTGATAGGGGATTACTATCTACTATACTATCTGTAGCACTATTTGGATTTGTCAATTGATCCTGTGTTGCATAAACTTTTGCAATAGATCCATACCTAGAATCCATTGATAAAGCTCTTACTGTATAATCCTGTAATGTTACTGCTCTTCCTTGTTCATTAAAAGCTCTTAATGAATTCTCTCTTAACTCATCTACTGTATCACCATCTCTTCCACCAGCTGCCTGCAATGCGTTATTAAATGTTACTGTATTAAGTTTAGAAGTATCTACTGCTGTTGGTGTTCCGCTATATCCTACTAAGGTGTTTATAGTGTTTGCAGGAGCATTCGCTATTACTCCTCCTCCTACTAGGTACTTAATTGTTAATGTAGTATTTGAAGGTGCAAGTCCATACGATCTTGTAGATAAGAAGTTAGAGGGATCATATGCATAATCAATTCTCGAAACTCCTTGATTTGAACCAAATCCTACATTAGTTGGGTCTGGTGTAATTATTGAGTCATCTTGTCCGTTAATTCCTGCTCCAAACTGTACCTGTAGTTGACCGTTTGCTAAAAATCTTGTTACAAATCTTCTAGGTACTCTTTGAAGGGCTAGACTGAATGGTACTGATTGTTTGTCAGGTGCGTTATTTGTATTGTCCACAAAAATAGTATCCTGTCCTAAGAATGGAACTTCGTACCAAATATTATTACTACTATCCACTACAGACTGTATACCTATGATATTAGTATCATCTATAGTGATTGTTTTAAATTTTTCTACAGAAGTAACCACCTCTGTAATAGTTTTTACTTCTCCCGATAATGCTTTAGCTGTTTTAGTTAACCTAAATTCACTAGGATTACCTCCAGATAAGGATTCTACAGTTACTTCAGTATCGTCATAGGAGCTTGAAAATTTAAAATCAATATGCTTATCTATAAAGAAATTTACTTGATCTGCTACTGTTGATTTTATCCTTGTATATGCTGGTATATATAGGGCTTGGTCCCAGTTAGGGTTTCCTCCGGTTGCACCTACTACTTGAGATATTTCTATATCAACCTCTGAAGGTGAGGTTATCTTAGGACGGTATCCCATCATGTAAGCTAAATTGTATAAATTAGCTGGGTTCTTGGCATGTTGGATGTAGGTCTCTTGAAGTTGAGTGTCTTGGTAGAAAGATAAAACATCTCCTACATAAGCAGCCATTTCAATAAACATCATACCTGGTGATGATGGTGAGAAATCATTATAGGAGTCTGGGAAGTAATTCTTAGCGTACTCTATTAGTTGATTTCTAAAATCTCCAAAGTCTTTATTTACATATTTTATATCTCTATCTTGAGCCATTATTGTTCAAAATTAATTAACAATTCATCTTGTATATTTGTTTGAGTAACACTATATTTTATATAAACTGTTACTGTATTTGTGTCAGCGGAACTTGCAACTCTAACACTGTTTACCTGTAAGTTTGGAAAATAAGTTGAAATCTCGGTCCTCACTACTGCTTCTATTTCGCCTTCTTTATCTACTGTTATTTGATCAAAAAGCAATCTTCTTAATCCTGCTCCTAGATTAGGGTTTAGGTATCTTTCTCCTTTCTCGGTGAGAAAGTGGTTAACTAAATTCGATCTTAAAGCATCTTGAGTTGAGTATGTAGAATTGAATACAGAGTTCGAAGAGAAAGGAAGACTAACTCCAACTGCTTTTCTAGGCTGTAAATCTAGAGGATTTATTTTCTGTACGTTAAATGCCATTATGCTCCAAATCTTTCTTTATCTTTTTGTACTGATGCTTTATATACATCCCCTGCTCTCATCATGAAATCAAATTGTGATATATCCAATCCTGGTTCTGGCCCTTGTCTAAACTGTTCTATAGGATTCATTCCTAATCCTGGTGCTTGAACCATGTCAGAAGTTGCACTTATCATACTCTGGTATTCTCCTTGAGTCATTGAGTATTTTGTCTCATTCATTAAATCTGCAATTGGATCCCCTGTTGGGATTGGCCTTGCTACTGTAGGTTTGTATTCTGCATACTTAGTTACAGCTTGTTTAGGTGCTTGTATTGGTTTTGTATCCTCTGATAGGATTATTTCTAACTCCTCACGAACAGCTTCTTTGACAGCTTCTTTAATTAATTTTTTTAATAAGTCTAACTTCATATTAATAAATAGTTATGTTACAATAATTGATTATCTATTTTAAATTTTATCTCGTCTAATAGTACTTGTGTCGAAGAACTAAAAGAAGAAGGTCCTTTCAGTGCTACTATACCTCTCCTATCTGTTGCTATAGCATACCTCTTAGGGGCTATGTTTGAAGACTGTAGGTCCTGTTGAATAGATAGTGTATAGGTCTTACCTGTAGCAGGGTTTGTATGTATGTAATTAGGGTCAATATTACCTTGAGCATCTCTTGGTGTTCCCTCAGATCCTATATTCTGGGGTGGTTGTGTAGTTGCTAATATTTGATTTAGGTCTGCAGGATTTCCTGAACTACATTGTTGTATTGCTAAATCTACGGAGGTTAGCGTATCTTTTAGGTTTTGTATTAATGGTGATATTGAGGATATTATTGATAGTATCGCTTCTGCTTCTCCTGTTAATTTATCTAATAATTTATCTAATGCTATTAAAGTCTTACTGTATTTTGTAAGGATACTAATAGGTATTCCAAGTCCTCCTGATTGAGGGGGAATGATTGCTGTAGGTATTGGTATTGCTGTTATTACCTCTACAGACTTCTTAACTAGTTTTGATAGTGTAAGTAACTGTGTTGCAATACTTGAAAACATATTTATTCTTTGCTCAAAACTCGATAAGTGACTTAATAGTGTATTTTTTTCTTTTATAATTTTTTCAATGTCTGAGGGTGGTGGGCATTCATTGGAGAATTTATTAAGTACTGTTGCTACTTGTTGCATTACCTGTGCTACTAGTTTACCTCGCAATCTTCCTACCTGTTTAGCAACTGTTGCAGTTATTCCTCCTAATACTCCTGCAGGTGGTTTAGATAAAGCTTGAGTCTCTTTTAATTTCTGTTTAAGATCTTTTTCTTTTTTAGCAGATGCTGCTTGTTTCTCCTTAGCAGCTTTTGTTCTTACTTTAGCTTCTTCAAATTTCTTTTGAGC